CAATATGCGAAAGTATTCCCAGATGTCTCTCTTCGGTCAGATAGCAAAGCTGCTGGTCGCTGGTCTACTAGCGGTAACGGCGAGTATTTTGCTATTGGTGTTGGCGGTACCGTTACAGGTAAGGGCGCGGATCTACTCATCATCGACGACCCGCATTCTGAACAGGAAGCTGCGATTGCGGCCACGAATCCCGAAGTTTACGATAAAGTATACGAATGGTACTCCTCAGGTCCACGTCAGCGACTCCAGCCGGGCGGAGCGATTGTAGTCGTTATGACCCGCTGGGCTAAGAAAGACTTAACCGGCAGGATTATTAAATCGTCAATCGAGAAAGACGGTGACGTTTGGGAGCAGATTGACTTTCCGGCGATTCTCCCTTCGGGCCGCGCATTATGGCCAGAGTTTTGGGATTTAAAAGAACTGGAAGTTCTTCGGGAGGAATTGCCAATTTCTAAGTGGCAGGCACAGTATCAACAACAACCCACCTCCGAAGAGGGCGCGTTAGTCAAACGCGAGTGGTGGAAAGTTTGGGATCAAGAGTATCCTCCTCAATGTGATTTTATTATCCAGTCTTGGGATACTGCCTTTACTAAGAATGAGCGCTCAGACTACTCAGCCTGCACGACTTGGGGCGTTTTCTATAAAGACGAGAACGAAAATGATCCCAACATTATCTTGATTGATGCCTATAAAGCGCGCTTAGAGTTTCCAGAGCTAAAGGAAAAAGCGTTTGAAATGTACAAAGAGTTCCAGCCAGATGCGTTTATTGTGGAAGGAAAGGCATCAGGATTGCCGTTAATCGGAGAATTAAGACGCATGGGTATTCCTGTATCCGAGTTTACCCCAACCCGAGGAAATGATAAGATAGCCCGATTGAATTCAGTAACAGACTTGTTTGCGTCTGGCAAGGTTTGGGCGCCTGAGAAAAGATGGGCGGAAGAGGTTATCGAAGAGATGGCTTCTTTCCCTAATTCCGATCACGACGACTTAGTGGACTCATCCACGCAAGCGCTTATTCGCTTTAGACAGGGCGGATTCATTAGACTTCCATCCGATGAACCCGACGAACCGCAGTATTTTAAATCCCGACGTAATGCTGGATATTATTAAGGAAGCAAATGAATCAAGAATTGTTAGAAAACAATTTTGTAGTAATAAATGATTTTATTAATGAAGATAGGGCAAAAGAGCTATATCAAGAATTTAAGGAAATTTATAAAACTCATGAAAGTATGTTTCGCCATACAACAAGCGCTAAAGATTCAAAAGGGATGTATGGACCATTAATTTTTATGGAAATTTTAATGGAAAAAATTGGGTTTATGGCAGATTTTTTAAAAGAACCAGTTTTCCCAACGTATGCATATGGAAGGTTTTATAGCAAAGATAATGATTTGATAAAACATACAGATAGACCGGCTTGTGAAATTAGCGTCACTTTAAATTTAAATGGCGATAAAGAATGGCCTATTTGGTTTACCAAACCAGATAATACAGCTGTACCAGTAACTTTGAAGCCCGGACAAGCAGCAATTTATTTAGGAATGAAGTCTGTGCATTGGAGAGAGAAGTATGAAGGTGAAGAATATACGCAAGTTTTTTTGCATTATGTAAAAGCAAAAGGCGAAAACCGTTGGGCAATTTTTGATATAAACAAAAAACAGGAACAAAATTATGGCAATTGATAAAGCTCTCTACCAAGCCCCAGAAGGGATTGATGCTCTAGCGGAAAAAGAACTACCGCTTGAGATTGAAATAGTGAGCGTTGAGGAAGGCGGGGACTTTATGGATCCGCTGACCCCAGAAGGCGAAAAAAACGACGATTTTTACGCAAATATTGCAGAAGAAATGGATGATCGCGTCTTAGCTACGATGGCAAGCGATTTAATTTCTGATTTTGAATCCGATATTGGCTCAAGAAAAGACTGGATCCAGACTTATGTGGATGGTTTAGAACTGCTTGGTCTTAAAATTGAAGAAAGAAGTGAGCCATGGGAAGGCGCTTGTGGCGTTTACCATCCACTTTTGAGCGAAGCACTGGTTAAATTCCAGTCCGAAACCATGATGTCCATCTTCCCAGCATCAGGTCCAGTTAAAACCCACGTGATTGGCAAAGAAACACCAGATAAAAAGGCTGCGGCAGAGCGAGTTCAAGAAGATATGAACTTTGAACTGACCGAAGTCATGCAAGAATACCGTCCAGAAATGGAAAGAATGCTTTGGGGCTTGGGTTTAGCTGGTAATGCGTTCAAAAAAGTGTACGAAGATGAGCAACTTGGACGCCAAGTCTCTATGTATGTACCTGCAGAAGATATGGTTGTGCCTTATGGCGCATCTAGCCTTGAATCTGCTGACCGTATTACCCATGTTATGCGCAAAACCGAGAATGAATTGCGCGCCCTACAGGTTGCAGGGTTCTACCGCGATGTAGATCTAGGAGATCCAGTCAATGCCCTAGACGAAGTAGAGAAAAAGATTGCAGAAAAGCTAGGATTCCGCGCTACTTCTGATGATCGTTACAAAATTTTAGAAATGCACGTCAACCTAGACTTAGAAGGTTACGAGCATACCGACGCAGAAGGCGAAGCTACTGGAATTGCTTTGCCCTACATTGTCACAATTGAAAAAGGCACAAGCACGGTGTTGTCTATCCGTCGTAACTGGGAGCCAGAAGATGAAAGACACAAAAAACTCCAGCATTTTGTCCACTATGGGTATATTCCCGGCTTTGGTTTTTATAACTTTGGCCTCATCCACCTTATTGGCGCTTACGCTAAGTCTGGCACTTCCATCATACGTCAGTTGGTCGATGCAGGATCCCTTGCGAATCTGCCGGGTGGCTTTAAGACCCGTGGCTTGCGCGTCAAAGGAGACGACACCCCGATTGCCCCCGGAGAGTTCCGCGATGTTGATGTTCCGTCCGGAGTCATGCGCGACAACATCATGCCTCTCCCCTACAAGGAACCCAGCCAAGTATTAATGGCGTTGTTAAACCAGATCGTAGAAGAAGGTCGTCGTTTTGCTAACACAGCCGACTTACAAGTTTCTGATATGTCTGCTGCCGCGCCCGTCGGCACAACGCTGGCTATTTTGGAGCGCACCTTAAAAGTCATGTCTGCGGTACAAGCCCGCATTCATTACAGCCTAAAACAAGAATTAAAGCTATTAAAGAAAATTATTGGACGGAATGCTCCACTAGATTATGACTATGAGCCAGAAGAAGGCAGTCGTAAAGCCAAGAAAGCGGACTATCACAATGTAGACGTTATCCCTGTCAGCGATCCTAATGCATCTACGATGGCGCAGAAGATTGTTCAGTATCAGGCTGTAATGCAATTGGCTATGCAGTCTCCAACACTCTTTAATATGCCTTTGCTTTATCGTCAAATGATTGATGTGCTAGGAATTAAGAATGGCGCCAAGCTAATTCCATTGCCTGAGGATATGAAACCAAAAGATCCTGTCACAGAGAATCAGGATATTTTGATGATGAAGCCAGCAAAGGCTTTCCAATACCAAGATCATACGGCTCACATCACAGTCCATATGTCTGCAATGAAAGATCCTAAGATTATGCAGTTGCTGCAGGGCAACCCGATGGCACAGCAGTTACAAGCCGCAATGATGGCTCACATTAACGAACACCTTGGATTCCAGTATCGCGTTGAGATTGAAAAGCAGCTCGGTATGTCCTTGCCACCTCAACAAGACGAGTCTGGCGAAGATGTTCACATGGATCCAGAAGTCGAAGCCCGCCTTGCCCCATTGTTGGCGCAGGCTTCACAGCGTTTGTTACAGCAAAACCAACAGCAGGTTGCAGCGCAGCAAGCACAGCAGCAGGCTCAAGATCCGCTTGTCCAGTTACAACAACAAGATATGCAGATCAAGATGGCAGAGCAAAAACGAAAAACTCAAAAAGATCAAAACGATTTAATGATCGAACAAGAGCGTATCAAAGTAGAACGCGCCCGTATTGCCTCACAAGTGGCTATGGACGCAGCAAAATCTCAAGCACAAATGGAAACTTCCGAAACAGTTGAGAAGATGAAGATGGGTGTAGATCTTGTGAAGCACATCTCTGAAAAAGATAAGGCACATCAGTTACAGAACAAACAGCTGATAACTAATGTTGCATTGCAAAAAAGCAGAGAGCAACATGAATCACAAATGAAACAAATGGAGCCAAAACAGAAAGGTGAATGATGGACGCTTTTGAAGTTTTAGTCACAGAACTAGACAACAAGGCAGCACAACTTAAAGAATGGATGTCAGCCGGAAACGCACAGTCGTTTGAAAGCTACCAAAAAATTTGCGGGGAGATACAAGGTCTTCTCTTTGCAAAGCAGTACGCATTAGACCTCAAACACAGAATGGAACATTCCGACGATGAATGATTTAAATTTAGCACAAGCAGTAGATTTATCAGCAGTACTCGACAAGAGCCAAGAGGAAAAAGCCAGTCAACTTCCAAAACCCCAAGGTTATCGCATTCTTTGCGCCATTCCTGAAGCGGAAAAAGAATTTGACAGCGGCTTAGCCAAAGCAGACGTCACCATTAAAAATGACGAAATTCTAACAACAGTCCTATTTGTAGTATCGCTAGGACCTGATTGCTATGCAGATAAAGAGCGTTTCCCAACCGGACCTTGGTGCAAACAGGGCGATTTTATCCTTGTACGCCCCAATGCTGGAACACGCCTAGTAATCCACGGCAGAGAATTCCGCATTATTAATGATGATTCCGTTGAGGCAATTGTGGACGATCCACGCGGAATTACCCGCAAATTTATTTAAGGAGCCAAACGATGGCAGAACTACAGCAAGAGGAATATAAATTTCCCGATGAGCAGCAAACTCCACCAGCAGAAATGGCAGAAGATACCATTGATATTGAAGTGGAAGATGATACCCCTGAAGAAGATCGCGGCAGATTCCCTGCCAGCCCTGAAACCATCAAAAAGATAGAAGTCGAAACCGATGAGTTAGACCAATATAGCGCTGATGCAAAGAAGAAGATTATTACCATGAAGCGCATTTATCACGACGAACGTCGTCGTGCTGAAGCCGCAGAACGGGAACGCGAAGCAGCGATTCAGGCTACTAAAAAGCTATTAGAAGAAAACAAACGTATCAAACAAATGCTGACAACGGGTGAGCAGGAGTATGTTACGGCTGTTAAGAACACCTCAGAAATGCAACTGGAAATGGCCAAAAAAGCCTATAAAGAAGCATATGACTTAGGAGATTCTGATAAGTTAGCAGAAGCCCAACAAAAGATGGTACAAGCCAGCCTTGAATTGGACAAAGCAAAGAATTTTAAGCTACCTACTTTACAAGAAGATAACTTTGATGTAAAAATACAACAAAATGATCCAGTAGC